CCCCGGCATCAGCCTCGAGTGGGCCTACCTGCTCGTCGCCGCGATGATCGGGGCCGGGCCGTTGGTGATGAGAAAGTAGGAGTTCAAATGGCAGGCCCGCCCATAACGGACGCACAATGCCTCGAGCGATACCGTGCGTTCAAGCGGTTCGGCTCCGTGAAGGCCGCCAGCGAGGCAACGGGCATCAACCGCCAAGCCATCAAGCTCGGGGTTGAACAGGCTCAAGCCAGAGGGCTGATCAAGGACGAAGGCCCCGACATCATTCTGCCTGACTTCCCCGTCGATGACGTGCCGATCGACCGGGTGCTCGACCTGATGGAGGAACGCTCGCAGCTGCGGGCGGCAAGCTACGAGGCGCACACCTGGTTTCCCGTCAAAGTGAGGGACGACAGGCCCATCGGCCTGCTGTGGTTCGGCGATCCGCACCTCGACGACAATGGCTGTGACATCAAGCTGGTGCGCCGCTATGCAGCCCTCTGCGCGGCAACGGACGGGCTCTTCGGGGCGAACATAGGCGACAGCTCGAACAACTGGAGCGGCCGTCTGGCGGCCCTCTACGGCAAGCAAGACACGTCGCAGAAGACGGCTCGCCGGCTGGTCGAGTGGTTCATGCTGGAGAGCGGGATCCGCTGGGCGCTGTGGCTATGTGGGAACCATGATACGTGGGGTGACGGGTCCGAAATCCTTTCCCGCATGGCGGCGAAGCACAAGACCCAGAAGATCATCACGCATGATTGGGAAGCCAGATTTGTTCTGCAGTTCAAGAACGGCTGCGAGATCAAGGTCAACGCCGCGCACGACTTTCCTGGCCAGTCGATGTGGAACCCGTTGCACGGGCCAGTGAAGGCGGCGAAGCATGGGCCGGGTATCGACCTGCTGGTGTGCGGCCACAAGCACAACTGGGCGATTTCGCAGTGGGAGATGGCCGCCCAGGGCAACGTGCCGGTGATGATCCGCGTGAAGGGCTTCAAGACCTACGACGACTACGCAATGCGCCTCGGCCACTATGAGCAGAAGGAAGGCGCCGCGATCCTCACCATCATTGACCCCCGCGCGACAAGCCGCGCGGGCCGGGTCACCGCCTACGCCGATGTCGAAAACGGGGTGGAGTATCTGGAATGGCTGCGCTCAAAAAGCTGAATGCTGTACTGGTCGAGTGGCAGGACATCATCGACGGCGGCGGCGAGTGGTCTGACGACCACGAGCTCGAGCCGGTGACGGTGCTGACGGCGGGCTTCCTTCTGTCGAAGGGGCAGCGGCACATCGTGATCGTCCGCGACTACTACGACCACGAGGGCAAGCGCACCTACGGCGGCCGGCTGTCGATCCCGGTCGGCACTGTGGTCAGGATCCAGAACCTGGCCTGACCCGCTCGGGATTATTTGCTGTTGGCATTGTCATCTTGCGCTGGAGTTGTCCCGCTCGGGATCATCTCGCGGATAGCGTCGGCGATGTCGTTCCTGATATGATACTCGATTGAGTAGTCATCGACTTGTGGCTCAGCGATCTGCGCCGCCTCCTCCAGCACGATGGCGATGGCCCGCTTGGCATCATTGCGGCACATCTTGCACGGCACAGCTTTGCCGCAGAAAGCGAGCGCCACGCGCTCGACCAGATCGTCGGGGGTCATGTGCGGGGCTCCTGTGTCAGGGGGAGGATGAGGAAGTCGACATCGTATTGACTATCAATCTCAGCGTGAGGCCACGCGGCCAGAGCGGCGGCGATGGCGGCGCGGGCTGCATCTCTGAGCGTCTCATAGGTTTCCTCACCTATGGCCTTCGCAGCCGCCTCCACCACCTCGTCCGGTATCTGTGCGGGGTCAATCATTGCTTCCCCTCCTGTGCGGCGCGGCGGGCTTGAAAGTTGCGGCAATTGTCTGGCACAGCACACCGTGCGTGGACCGCGCAATCACATGCGAACATCTCCAGCGCCGCCCGCAGCCGCTCGTTCTCTGCCGCCATCGCCGCAGCCTCCGCGCAGTATTGCGTCGTGCCTTGATCACGGGCGCAGCCGCCGGCGTATAGCCGATCTAGTTCACGCGCCGCCTCGCGGAGGGCGATGGTCATGTTCTGTGGCGCGTGCTGGTCCTCGAATTGCTGGGCGTACAGCAGTAGCAGGCTACTCAGTGAGTGGCTCATCCGGCACCTCCTCTTCGCTCTCCAACGTCGCGGCCGACAGCACGGCATACTTGATGCCCAGCGCCGCCAACGGGATCAGCATCTTCTCCTCGATCTCGACGGTGATCCGCAGGCCGCCGTCAGGCGTGTCGGCCATTTCAATGATCTGCATCGGGATCCCCCATCATCATATCCGCCGCCAGTCTCAGGCACAGCCCGAGGTACAGCAGCAGCATCACCAGCAAAGACTCGCTCATGTTGCAGCATCCCTTGCCAGGTCAGCCGACTGCCGCCAGCCTGCCTTCTCCAACTTGTCTGCCGCCTCGAGTAGTGCGCGCTGCAGCATCGAGATCTGCCGGTCCTTCTGCGCGATGATGTCGCTCCAGTCGGGGAGGGGGTTGCGATCGACCATCAGCGCACCACCTTCCGGGCGTAAGCCTGGACCGACCTCGGCAGCCGCTTCCAGCGCAGCACCCCGAACCCGCCATTGTGGCAGGCGGCGGCCCGGAACTGGTTGCCGCGGGCTTTCCGGTAGCAGATCGCCAGATGCTTCATCCCGGCGCTGGTCTGGGCAGCACAGCCCGCCTTGCGGACGTTCCGGTAACCCAGCCCCGCCGCCGTGCGGGGCAGCACTTGAAGTGGACCCCGTTCACCAGCCCGGCCGATCCGGCCGCACTTCACCCCACTCTCGACCCTCGCAACTCGTAGGGCGAACGACTGCGGCACGCCGTGCTTCTTCGCCATCTGCTTGACGATGTGCGTGGCGTCGGCGGCGGTGGCTGGAGCCAGGGCCGACACGTCCTGAACCGACAGAAACGACAGCGCCAGAGCAGCCGCGAAGACGGAAACAGCCTTGCGGATTTCTTGCGGATTTTTCCGTGAAGTTCCGCAAATTCCAGCAAATAGCGACATTTTTCGGTCGCTATCGTTTTGGAAATCCTTAGTTTTTACAAAGGGTTGATATTTGTTGCGTCCGTAGACTTGGGCCACAGATGACATCCGTGGCCCTTTTTTCTTGTCTAAAATCAACATCTTAGCTTTCTCCTTCGTTTTGCGTCTTGCGGATTTCTTGCGGATTTTTCCGAGACAGCTGCCGCATGCGGTCATGCACATCTGTGATCTCGAGGTGCCCGTAGATCTCGGCCGGGATCTGGAACTTCTTCCAGCCACCGGCGAGTTGCAGTCCTTTCATGGATCCACCAGAGCGCAGCCAGCGGGCAGCAAAGCCGTGGCGGCCTAGTTCATGGCCGTCTCTGTAAGGCAGCCCAGCAGCCTCGTGAGCCCGCCTGAGAGCCGCCCCGACGCCCTGGGTGGTCGTGTACCCCCAGCCGCCTGCCGGGTATTCCCAGCCCTCTGGCGCAGGCACCATGCGGGGCTCGCCGTTCTTCGTATATCCTGCGTGGATATACCCGTCGCGCACATCCTCCGGCCGCACCCGCAGCGCCTCGCCCGTCCGCAGCCCGGTATACGTCATCATCAGGATCAGGGCGCGCAGCCCTTCCGCTAGGTGCGGCAGCAGCCTGTCGATGTGGTCATCGGAGGCTGGCGTCACCACCGGCCTCGTCTCCGGCCGTCGCTTGATCTTGCGGAGATTGGCGCCCGGCATCTCCGCATCCCGTGCGTAATTCAGCACCGAGATGATCGGGCTGATGCACTGGCGGTTGATGGTCGAGGCTTTGGCGTTGGGATATAGCTTCGAAGCTATATCATCAATATCCGCCTGACGGATTGCCTGGATCGGCGTGTCCTGAAAATGATCGAGGATCGGCATCAGGAACCGGGCTTCTCCGCCGGCTCGGACATACCCGGCGACGGCCTCCGCGAAAGTGGTCGGCCGTTCCCTTCCGAGAACGACTTGGTCATAGACTTCGCGTTCCCGCTTGAGCCGGAGCTCTTCCGCTTTTGCGCGATCAAGAGTTCCCGTGCTTTCGTATATGTACTGCCCTTTGATTGTGCCGCGGATGTACCAATAGCGTGAAATCTTGGGGTACTTTTTGAGCTTGAGCATGAGAGCGCGTTCTGCAGGTCCGAGATTTGCTGGGCCGTGAAGCCTAGACCCCGTCCCAGCTTGACGCAACAACCGTAGGCTTTAGCCGTTGCAATCAGACGGCGACGTGCTGGGCGAGCCGTTGGCGGCCAGATCTCCAGCACCTCATCCACGCTGTAGAGGCGCTCAAGCATCACACACCCCCCGAATAATCGACGTCATCCTCCCGCACCGCCGCGCGATACATCCTCGTGCCGACGACCAAGCCGATGACGAACCCCACTGGTAAACCGCACAGCAGCATCAGGGCGGCGAGGAGGGCGGTCATTGGGCCGTGTCCTCTTCGCGCTGCCGGCGGCCGATCGTCCGGTCGAGGTAGGCAATCACCTCCTCCAGATCCCGCCCGCGCGCCTGGTGCGCCAGCAGCATGTCGCGGATCAGCATCATCACCCAGGTGCGGTCGTCGTCGGTCGTTCTCATGCGATGCTCCTCATCTCACCAGCCAGCGCTGCGTAACCAACCGCATCCACATGGTCGTCGGGATTGAACGCGCCGTTCCGGCTGCGCGCGATCTTCAGCAGCACCATCATCTGGGCGACCTGCTCGGCGGTCACCGGAATGTTGAGATACGCCGACCACAAGCGGCGCGTGGCGTCGAAGACATCATGCTTCGTGCCGTGCTGCTGCTCGCGCTGCTCGATCACCGCAATCGCTTCCTTCAGCACGTCTTCCGCGCGGAAGCGTTTCACGGGGTTCAGTTCGTCTATTCGTCCGTAGTCCACCATCTGCTCACCTTCTGCGCCGGCATCATCCGCTTCTGTACGGCCACCCGCTGCATGTCGCGGATTGCCTTCGTCTCCTGCTGGCGGATCCGCTCGCGCGTCACGCCGCGCTCTCTCGCCACATCCTCGAGGGTCGCCTCGCTGCCATCGACCAGCCCGAAGCGGGCCTCGATGACGCTCCGCTTCTTCTCGTCCAGCGTTCCGATCAGCCTGTTCACTGCAATGCGATCGACCTCCATCGTGCAGGGCGCGGCAATGGCGCGGACCTCGTCCGACGACATCAGCACCTCGCGGCTGTTCTTCGTCATGCGGACGTTCTTCAGCTGCTCCGGCCAGAGCTCCTCCGGCTCAACGTGCAGCATCGACGAGATGTCCCATGCCAGTTCCGACCAGTTGCCCGTCTCGAGGAGCGGGCTTTTGCGGAAGGTGAACAGCGCATTCACATGCGTGACGTGCTTGCCCATCGCGCGGGCGAGATCGGCCTGCGTGGCATAGCCTGCCGCCTTCATGGCGCGCAGCAGCCGCGCGTTGCGGACGCTGATCCTGACGGCGAAGTCGGTCATTGCTCTGCCTCATACGGTTCCGGCAGCAGCGCCCAGGCGGTGACGTTCTTGAGCTTCTCACCTCGGGGTCCGTCGTCGTGCCATCGTTGGGTCTCCTTGTTCCAACGGGCGATGCGGATGCGGTAGAATGTTTCGACAGGACCGCCGAACATGGCGAGCTCAAACTTGCTTGTGGTGTAGGAGCACGTCACGAGGACGTAGCCCGGCGGTTTGCGGTCGCCTTTGTTAATAGGGGTCCAGTTGGTCATGGCAGTTTTTCCGTCCACCGCCTGCCGAACTCGGCCAGCAACGCAGCCTCGGCGCGGCCGTCATCCTTGGCACGCGCGAAGTAATCGCTCTGCATCGGCCACAGCTTGATAGCCATCGACCGGGACAGCGCCTTGTCGGCGCCAAGGCCCATTGCCTTCTTCCATTTTTGTGGGCGCACCAATTCCGTGCGGATGCCGCAGCACGCCAGCACCGCGAGAATGGCGCCGAAGTTTTCACCGAAGCGGAAGGCGCTCGTCGTGCCCATCTGCGGCGAAGCCCCGACGTGCTCGACGATAGCCTTGCTGATGCGGATCTCGGTATGCACCAGCATGTCGTGAAGCAGGGCAGGCGAGAGCTCCTTGCGGGAGCCCTTGCCATGATAGACATCGACGAGCGGCAGATCCGCGACGTTCAGAAGCTGGTCGCCCTCCAGGAAGGCGACCGCTCCCGACAAGCCGGGATCTATTCCCAGCACCAGCATCAGCCAAAATCCGCCAAGTCGATCGCGGCCGCCTTCTTCGCAGCCGGCGGCGGGACGGCCTTGCTGCCGGTCGAGGGCGGTGCTGCGCGCTTGATGTTCATGCCGACCGGCTGGGACGGCGCCTCGTCCTCAACCTCGTCGGCATCATCTGCCGGGCGGTCTGTCCAGCCGAGCAACTCGAACGACGGCACGCGCGTGTTACCGCGTCCGATCTTCTCGGCCTTGCTGCCGGTGTACTGGCAGACGGCGACCTTGCCTTCGTTTGCTTCCTTCTGCGGCATCACCACAGCGGCAAGAGCTTCCATGCCGAGGCTCGGCCCTGTACCGTTTGAGCTCCACTCAGCCCAGCCGCGATCGGGGCCGAGCCACATCTTGATGCTGAAACCCCTTTTGTAATCATCGCCGGGCTTCATGCTGCGGCGGCCGAGGCTTTCGTCCCACGACCACTGCGGCGGATTACCTGCCTCGAGCAGGCACCAGCCGGTGCGGAGGCTGTCAAAATCGAACAGAACTTTTTTCAGCTGGATCTCTTCGCCGCCGATCGTCCATGCGTTCACGGACGGGCTGAACCTGATGTAGCTTCCGCCACCGCCGCCGCCCAATCCCAAGCCAGTAAATGTCATACAGTGTGCCTTCTTGCTTTGTGATGCCGCCATGACGCCGGCGGCGTTGCGTCTCGGCTAGATGCCGAAGATCTCAAATGCCTTCTGCCGCGTGGCGACATCGTTGTAGTAAAACGTGTCCGTGCTGGGCGTGAGCACGCGAGCCAGATCATCGACGTTGTCAAAGCGCGAAAGGAACGCCTCGATCTTCATCGCGATCCGCACGAGGCCATCGACGTGCTGGTCAATGTTCTCGACCTGGTAGGTCGCGGCCTTCTTGTTGGTGACATAGGCGACACGGCCTTCGTAAGGCTCGCCCTGCGCCTTGCAGTAAAGCGAGACTTGTGCCGCATGGCTCTCCGAGATTTCGCTCGACAGGCGCAACTGGGACTTCATGTCAACGATGATCTTGTGATCAGCAAACTTGAAGTCGATGTAGCCGACGAACGGCAAGGGAAGATCAGGGTGCTGCCACTCGATCTTTTCCTGCGTGTGCGTCGGCACGCCGTAGGGGCGAAGCTCGATCAATCCCTGTTCGACAATGCCGGGAACAGCAGCGCGCTCCTTTTCGCGGTTCGGATCGCCGCTCAACGCAGTAAGCCGGTCGAACTCTTTCAGCGCCGCCTCTTGGCAAGCCTCAAGGCTGGCGCCGGGATCCATCAACCCCATCGACACGCCGAGCTCCGAGGCCGTGCCGCGGTGCGCCGCACAGCCGACGTTGCCGCGCACGCCCATGATCTTCTCCATCACGAACAGCGCATTGCATGTCCTCCACAGCGCGCAGCCAGTGGCGGAATAATTCTTGAGGCCGAACCTCGCGGAGGCGCTGTTGCTCATGCTGCGCGCTCCTGAGTAGGCACGTCATGCGACGTGACTTCCCACCTAAATTTCGGCTGACCGGAGCTGCGAACGTCAAACGTCCGAGCGTCAGATAGGTGATCTTTTTTCCGCCAGTGGCTTTCTGTAGCGCGGACTTCAGCAACACGTTTCCATCCGGCTCCGCGCATGCTTGCCCCAGTCTCATCTTGGAGTGTGTATGTGATAAGGCGCTGCCCGCCCATCTCGCGCCAGATGCGCCAGCAAGCACCGTAGAGAAAGCTGACCGTACCCTTGGGCGATGACGGCAAGGTGCAGACGCGCAACACCTCAGCAGTATGCCCGTACTTTGCCTTGTCCATAAACGTCGCGCTCAATGGGTTTCCAACGATCGCAACCCCAACTGTCTCAGAGCCGTAAAGAGCGAGCACCGCAAATTTCCCGCCGTTTCGCGCAGTGCGGCCGTTATGACGGTGATGCTCCGCGACGAAATCATTGGCAGCGCGCAAGGTTGTGGGGCGTACAACGAGCCTCATGCCATCACCAAAAAGAAGCCGGCAAGCAGCCCGAACACCGTCAGCCCCAGCGCCGTCGTGACCACGTCCACGACAACCTCCAAACGCCCTGCGGGCGGGGGATCACCCGCAGGGCTGGGGAGGGTGGAAACGGAAGTGTGCCCCGGATCCGCCGAG